AAAGTCAGGGTTTGCCTCAAGGAACTTCCTTGCTGCTTCTGGACCTGCTGTTAAGGCGGTGTCAAACTTAGCCTTTTGATCAAAGTATTTTGCCGCTTGAGCTGATGCAACTTGAGCTGCAGTCACGCCTAGCTGACCCACAGCCTGCTGCATTTGCAAGGCACCTTGACCCTCTATATTGGCTCTCTTGCCTTGAAGAGCACCCTCTTTAACTGCAGATTTAAACTCTTGTTTTCTTTGAGCGTTCTCTGCAGCCAGCACATTTTTTACAATTTCTTGAGCGATTTTAGAAGACGTCGCACTCACAACAGGGTTTAGTCCCTTGTCACTGCGTTGGGCTCTGTCAAAAACGGCAAACTCAGCGCTTGGATTTACTGCATTATAAATCATGACTGCCTCCTTACGCGGTCTGTGATGCCGGTAGCTTAAAGGTACCAGCACGAGCGCCTATCTGAAAAGCTATACCCTTGAGAATTAGACCTTCTCCACTCGATGTTACGATAACTTCAGCTTGAATTGCTTTAGACTTTTGATTCGCGAGATGAGCGCGAATTTGCTCTATGTCAGAAATAGCAGTGACAGATATGGTGTGAGTCTCCGCTGTGCTTAGATAATCAGTAAAAAACTTCATCGTAAGAGTGCTGTCAGACTTATAGTCGTAAAGGAGCATTGATCGATACACCCGCTGAGCCTGTTGCAGCCCCACTGCCTGAATTGGCCTTAGCTTAAGGCTTAGGTCATAATCACCGCCAGCGTCTGTGTAAGCTGTGTTCGACTGCCTTATTGGAACCCCATCGCTCTGAAGGATTACGTGAGACTTTTCGGGGTCACCGCCTGGAGGCAGATAAAAGGTTTGCCCCACAAAGTTTTTACCACTAGCTGCAAGCTTAATATTCCAATCACTCCATTGCTGAAACAGGGTATTGTAAACAACTACAGAACCAGTTCCTGAGGAGGCATTGAATATTAAAAACCTTATCTCATTAACATGATCAAATAGATCCATGCTCTTTACGACAGTAGAGCCAACTATGTCCTGCACGTTTGCGCCCACGTAGTTTAATTGACCATCTGGGGTGACCATATAGATGCCCCGATGCGATTGAAAAAAGGTGCCGATTGCGTGAGCTAGGTGAGCGCTTCCTTTGACCGCACCCTGTCCCTTCCCGACAAGCTGAGGCTTGCCAAAAGAACCAACTCCAAAGTTATCAGGACCATCTCCCTGTACTGCATAAACATCTGACTCAGTAAAAAGCACTAAGAAGTTAGGGTTGCTTTCTGCTCCAGAAACTAAACGTGAGTCAGCGGGAAGATCGATAACAAAATTTGGCGCTGGAAAGGAATAACAGAAGCCTTGTTGCTCCACCTTAGAGAAACGAACAAACTCGCTGGGGGTACAGGCTACGACTCGGCCGCGATGAGTGCAAAGATCGGTCACGCTGCCTGGTTGAAAATTCGCTAATATACCGCCTGAGGTATACAAAGCAGGGGCCTGAGTGAAAAACTCATCATCCTCGCCAAGGTCCATGAAGTCCACCACGGAGTCGCCTAAAGAAAAATCAATAGATGCAATCTTTTTGAGAAGTGCCCCGTCAGGCGCTGTTCTGTATAACGCTAATCTCGTCAGTCCTCTTTTGCGATTGGCGTCGCAAACATTTACGCGAAGGTGAACAGCGGACAGAAGTGGATTAGAGCTGCCGTCAACAGTTGTCGCAACCTCTGCAATCTCGGATGGCACAGACTCATGCAAGTTACCATTTGCGTCAGTGTACTCAAAAACAGCTGCGTAAAAGTAAGTCTTCGGACACTCAAGCTTTGATGTATTTGCGGTGACTTTTGCAGGCTCTGCTGAGCGAAAAGAAGGTGCTTCATAAAATCCATTATCTACAAGTCTCTGTCCGTCATAAGAAAACAAAGTTCCTGCGCCAATTAAGAAATTAGAACCTGCGCTCACGCCTGGCAGCGATCTGTCTGGCTCTAGGTCTAGAACGCAAACAGAGGGACAGAATGTTTGGTCAAGATACTTGTCTGTCGGGAGACCGCTATCTCCGATAGAGCCACCAAGAAAAGTGTTTATCAAACTATTTGAGCCATACACCCACTCAGTAGTGCCCGCCCCTGTGCCAATAAATGTCACGTTTGCTAAACCATCAATGAGCCGAAGTTGTTGATTGATGATGCTCTTAAACTCGCTTGTAAGGGAGTACGAGCAGTCTCCTGTTGGTGCCTGGGCATGAACAGTGCCAAATGCATCAGAGATAAACTCAAAAGAATTAAAAGATGCAAAGTTAGCGTTTGTCTTTACCGCTGCAAACATCGGGTAAACAGATGCAGCGTTGAGCATGATGTCAGTAGTCATGCAGCTGTTTTCATGCACTACAGTCACGCCACCTGAGGCAGGAGAACCCGACTTCAAAGATATTCTTTGTCTCAAGATGGTACAGAGAGGAGCCTTGTCGTCTTCTTGAAATGCGTTTGCCGCTACATCTACGGAGGGATCTATTGTTAAAGTGGCACCAATGCTTAGTTGCGACTTAATCCACGCCACCAAATTTGTCTCTTCGGGGCCTAGCAAATTGTTGCTAGAGTCAACTTGAAAACCGCTTCCTGATTCTATTACTGTTAAATGCAGGCTGCCGCCTGAGCCACTTCCTGTGAAGTTTGCCCAAACCTTTGCAGGCTGACCGTACCTGTTTAATGGGTAAATGAAGGCAAAGCCCTCTTGGTTCGTAGATGCTGACATCGTTATAACTTGACTTTTAAGACCAGAGTGACGAATGCCGCTTGTGTCGACGTAATAGCCAGACGCATGAGACGCTGTCGATGCAACATAAGAGCCCGTAAGATCATGAGAGCCAGCAAATGTAGTGGTCATCAGAAAATCGTAATCTTGTGATGTGAACTCATAAGCGGAAGAATTTACTAAAACCCTGTTATGCAGGTCAGCGTCTGTCGTAGCGTCAAATGATTGATTGAGGTTAATTGCATTGAAGAATGCCGAATAAACAGCTGTGTCTAAATTTGCGTTTATAGAGGTGCCGGTATTAGTAAACGTCAAGCTCATAAGGGGAGTGTCAATTAAAACAAGACTAATACCTGGAACAGTCATTCCCTCTAAAAATACGTCTTTATTTGGCACTGTGGACGCGACAGAGGGAGACAGCGTCAGTTTAACGTCGCCATCTGAGTGATGATTGAGATTGCCTCCAGAGGCTGTGTATTTAGATAACTTGTACGTCCCTCCCGACGTGGCGTACACGATTATTATGTGGTCGGAACTAGAGTGATTAAAATGTATGGCGTCTAACGAGTTGAAGTAATTTGAGACGACAACAGATGAACCTCCTGAATCCAGGAGCGTAGATTCCACAATGGTATTCATGGCGGCAGAGATGAAATCAGGAAACTCAAAGTATCTGATATTGTTTCCATCGCGATAAATAACATACAGAGACGTCTCGCTTATCTTTATCAGCTTAATTGACGTAGCCTGTTTCCAGTTATCCTCGTAGTCATCGCCAGAAGCAGTGACTATAGTGTCTAGAGTAAACGGTTTTCGTATAAACCCACCGGACTCGACGTCTCTTACAGCAGCGCAAATTTCGTACGTAGGATATTTGACCGGCTTAGCCTGAACCCAAACCATAACATCGTAATAGGCAGAGTTTCTTAAAACTCGAGCAAGCCTTACTTGGCCAGCTTTTTTGTTTTCGCTAAACGCTACTTTCTCTCTTGAGTAAGAGCAGTTAAGCAAAGCACCACCGTGTTGAAATGTGTCATCAGCAGAGCTTCTATAGAAGTTAAACCCGTCTGCGATAAGCAGGTCCTCATTATGCGCGTAGACGTTTTTGCCTCCACTAATAGTGCCAGAAGATGGGCCTGTAGATGTGTCGGCATCATACTTGACAGTGTTTCCCTGTGTCGCAAAACCTTTACGCTTATTTATTTGACCAGCTTTATCAAACCAGGAATTTGAGGTTGACTCTAAAGCCCCAGGAGTGGCTGTTCCATCAGAAGTCTTTTGATCTAGACCCAGTGAGAACGGGAGCGATATGGTTTTTTTATCTAACATCAAAACACCCAGAAAGTTACTGTCGCATCGACTGTGCAGTTTACAACAAACTGTTTTGACGGACGCGGATTCGGGCCTGATGAATCATGTACAATAGAAGCGCTGCTTAATCTAACAGGTATGTATCCCTTGATCGGACGATTAAGAGGATGACCGACTGAGTTTTTTTGACCTGTTTTAAGCTTTACATTCTCTATTAAAGCTCCATCAAGTAATTCGCAGGCAGAGATGTTATCAGCAAATTTTTTAATAAGCTGCTGAATGTTTGTGACCTGAGCGCCTGTCTGTATGTCAGGAGTAAATCCCCTCATGACTCACCTCAGTATCTAAGAATAAAGTCGTCTCTAAATCGACCCTTGCGAACATCTCGAATGCCATGAGAGCCACTCGCGTCTCTTGGCGTAATCGCTCTAATAATACGACTAGATATTTGCTGCCGCTCGTTTTCCAAAGCTCTGTAGTCAGATTCTTCTTTCATCAACATGCGAATGGCCGCAGCCACCACTAAATACTCTTCGTAGCCTGGAATGACATTTTCAATCTCAGTAACCGTAGATGAAAATTGAGTCGCAACAGGAACATAGAAAAGAGTGATTGTGCCTGATTGCGAGTTCTCAGGAATAATCTTTAGCTTGTTGCCCTCAATCTTATACATAGGCTGCGCTAACCTATCGATGACAGCGAATGGCGTATTGTAGATATTGCGCTCGGTAAAAGAGTAGGCCCTGAGCGTAGACGTAATTCCACCGGAATTGTAATCCACGCCCAAGGCCTTGTAGAAATCATCTGGAAGGTTGGCACCCGAAGCCGCTAGGGGAATCGTATATGCCTGCTCAGAGACAAAGTAATCTTCGTAGCTTTTGACCATAAAGTCATGAAGTTCAGATATACTTGAATTTAAGTAATCTTGAATCTCCGCATCTGTCACGAAGGCACTATTCTCCATGTCAGCACGACGACGCGCACGAGTGCGTAAGTCAGCTTCAGTGTACGTCGCCATGCTCCCCCCTTACGGACGCATATCTAGATAGTCATCAAGTGCATCAACGAAAGCATTGCCGTCGTCTTCCTTGATGGCTGTAGCCATGCGCCTTCCCGCATCCTCTTTTGCCTTGCCATAATCATCATCTGAAGAACCTTCAGCTTCTTTGCCTTTGGCTTTTTCCAAAATCATGACCGCAAGACTTTTGCCCTTGCCCTTCATCAGTTAGTCACACTGGTGTTCTTAAGGAACAAGGTTAGATAAAATTCACAAGTGGTTGTTACATTGTCCACAGTAAACACAACCTCGTTGTTCGTATTGAACGCAGTTGCATCAACGTGCGAAAATGTTCCACCTGCAACTTTTTGAATTAGGCTTACTCCAACCAGGTCTTCATACTTATCCTCAAGAGTAACCTTGAGGGATGTAGCCGACACGCGCTCGCAGCCAGAAATCCCCAAAGGAAGACTAGCTACACCGTGGCCCACTACACCTGTTAGAATCTTGACTTCACGCTGCAAAGCCTGAACGTCTTGAAATCTTCTGTTAGCCATAACTTACCTCCTTAGCTCTCGTCAGCGTTTAGGAGGAATAAAGCAAAGCTAAACTCACCAGGGTTAGCCGCAGCGCCAGTGCTGTCTAGAAAAGTAAGAGTCACTGTGTTGGTGCCGCTACTTGTGACTGAATGCGCTGACACAACACCAATCTCTGGGTCCGTATCAAACGCTGAAACAGACGCATGAAGCAAAGCATTATAGCGGTCATCAAGCGTGCAAGTTACAACGCCAGTTGAAAAATCGCCAAAGGAAAAGCCAATTCCATTAACGACGGTGACTGTGTTTGTTGAAACTGTGCATCGCCCAGAGACAATTTTAACTTCCCGATTAAGGGTTTCTGAATCAAAAAATGAACGATCTGCCATTGTACTAATCTCCTTATGCTAGCTTAACGCGAGCGTTGTAGCCAGGTGCGGTGCAGCCAATGTTTCCGTAGAAACCAACTCGAACTTCGTAAGCGTCCGCAGATGCTTCGCGAAGCATACGGTTGCCATCAAGGTCAAGAATGTGTGGTGCATCGCCAAGACTGTTAAGAGTCCAGGTGTCCATCTGAAGCATGTACGCAACGTCAGGAGTGCAGTTCTGGTCAGCGACAATCTGAATTGGTCCTTTTGGTCCAAGGATAGTCAATGACTGAAAGCCGATGTCTGCGTCATCGCTGCTTACTTTGTCGTAAACAACCTTAGAACCGAGCGCCTTCTCAAGGTTAGAGAAGTTTGCAAAGTTCATAAAGCAGTGACTTGGAGAACCACCTTCTCGCGCGAGACGACTTGCAGCAGAGATAAGTGCTTCTTCAATTGGCTGAGCAGAGCCGTCAAAACGAATTCCAGCAAGACGAGTAGCGTCTTTACTTCGGTCCTGACTGAAAAAGCTATCGCCAGCAGTAGGTGCCGCTGACGGCAACCATCGCTCTAGGCCAGAAATCTTTTTAGGTGAGCCTGCGCCGTTTTGCGCGTCGCCACGTTGAAAGATGTGATTGCCGGTAGCAGTCGCGCCCATGCCTGTGACAGTGAAACTTCCGTCATCACGATCAACAGTCTGCACAACCATAGTTGTACCTGCATGAATAGCGCCGGTTGCGGTGGCTGATGCATTAAGCTCCATGCCAACTTCGATGTTGGTGATTTGGTCTTTCTTCTGCATGGTTAGCTTAGTTGCAGAATCTTTGGTAACAGTACCAAGCGAACCAGAGCCGTTAGCATACATAGAAACCGCAAGAGACCGAGTAAGCGACTGGATAGCGCCGTCAATCTCAAGAGTTGCATACTTCAAGAACGCATCCGCTGCGCCCTCAGTAGCCTTGATGGTTTCGCCAGTGATGCTAGCGAAAGAGTAGTCCTTAACG